CAACAGGTTGGGGTTTTTCATGTGGTTTTAAATCAAATGGTAATACCTATTTATTACCATTCTAATCTACTTTTATCCACCAAATTAAATCTGCATCTGCATCTGGTAACCAAATATCGCCGCCACCAATAGGAAATGCCCAAGCAGCATTTTCACCATGAATTGGTTCGGCATGATATACTGGTAATTTTTGTGGCATAGTCCATGAAGGATTCATATATGGATTAAATTGCGCCTATCCGACAGTCATATTATTCGGACTCTAATTCTAATTGCTCCATGTATTCATTAACCGTTTCCTCCCCATATTTGCGCCCGCATTTCGGGCAATAATCACATTCTCTTAAGTTATTTGCCGCATCGAAGAAATATAAGTAGGGTTTCTCTTTTTTCTTCTTCGCATCCCAACAATAGAAGCATCCAAATTCTTCCATAAGTACCTCACTTTAGTATGGCTTCGATAGTTTTTAGTGTTGATTGTAAACTATCATAAACCTTTTTTAAATCATCTTTTGTAATAATTCTGTCATTGACTATAGATAGAAATTCGGTTTTAACATATCCCGCCTTTCCATTATATTCAACTTTAGACCATTCGCCTTCAGATTGAGCATCAAGTTTTGTGCCATTAGGAATCTGCGCGATTATCTTTCCACCAGGAGTCGCGCGCAGATTTAACATTCCCTTATTAGCAGTTTTTACAAATACAATCATTCTTCAATGGCTTGCTGATTTAGATTTAATTGTTGTACTTGAGCCTCAATCGCTGCGCGAATAACATCTTCATCAAAGGTAAGACCTTTCTTCTCTAATAGTTTCTTTGCTAAGTTTAAAGCATATGCTAACTTATCTGCACCCATTTTTGCGCCAAAAATCTTTTCAGCTGCATATACCACAGTCTATGCAATACCGACAAGCATAGAAAGCTGTTCAGCAGATACATGAGCCTTAATATAAGGCCATACAATTAGAGTAGCTAAGCCACCTAAAATTAAAATAGCACCAAGTAAAATTTGAGTAATATTCATAGCCGAATACCTCCTTTTTTCTTTATTATATCATATTTTATAATAAGTTGTCAAATGTTTATTCTATTAAAACCCAGCCAGCTGGATATGCAGATGGCGACCAGATATTATTATTTATAGCACTTTCATAAATATGGCCTTCAAATGTTACTTTATCACCAACCATATATGCGTTTGTACTTTCTGGCTACTCCCATTCAGGAATTACATTTTCATCTGGAATAAGGACTTTTGCCCAAAGACTTGCGGCCGCGACAGGTGTCCAACTTGCCTATGAAGTATGCGCTTGAAGGCACTTATATAAATTACCTTCATACTTTACTTTATCATCTACTACATAGGCTTTATCAGCTTGCCAACTACCAAATAAATCAATAGCTTCAAGCGCATCTTCATCAGATAAAGATAATGCCGCTTTCTCTATATAAGGATGTAATTTCTATGCTAATTCAACTAATGTCATAATCAATCAACTCCTAATAAGATTTTTGCGGCTTGAAGCTATTGGGCCATGAGTAGAATGTACTCATCTTTTGTATAACGAGTACATTCATATTCATAACCGGTTCTAGTAATACCATTTATTTCTTCTTCATATGGAGTGATATTAGAAGCTACTAATACTTCATTAGCCGTCATTGTAATTTCTTGCGGCTGAACCTAACTTCTTACTTTCATTTATCATCCCTCCATTTTAGCAGTCCATTTTGCGATATTCGCAGTATATATGTTGTTTTTAGTTGGAATAAATAAGAGTTTTGCGCCATAGTTATTACGAGAACAAGTTTCAACAGTACGGTCAGCCGCATAATAGAATGGGCCGCAATCTTCTGTATAACCAAAGCTACCACCAGTTGCCATAATCATTGTACCATTTAAACCACCAACGGTCCAGAGATAGTCACCAACTGGTGCATAACTATTTGCGCTAGAAGAACATTCAATTGGTAAATAAACCCAATCAAATTCATCACTACCATAACCCATAGCATTTATCCAACCATATTGACCTGGTAGATTAAATCCAAGTTCTCCATAATTATTACCGCTATAGTTAAAGTCTTTACAGATATAGACTTTACCGCCACCTTCAATACCATTACCACTAACAGTAACGCCGCCAATCATAGACCATAGATTACCCCAAGGATTTTCCATACCACGATATATAATAGCGCGCATACCATTTTCGGTTTGATTAGAACGAGTGCCATCAACATCCATTACAGTTGTTTCAGCATGGCCAGTGCCATTTCCTAAAGAAGCGGTAGAACCAGTAATAAACATACCATTACCATTACTTCCAGTAGGAATATATGTAATACCTTCTTCAATTGCGGCTTGACCATTCATAGTACCAAACTCAACCATTTCAAGCATTTGATTTGCACTTTCAGCTGCCATCGTCATAATATGCCAACCAGCACCGCGCGCGTTTGCTGCGGCTTCAGCTGCATCTCTAGTAATATAATTCTTTGGTTTGACACCCGCGATAGAAGTTAATTTATTATCTACAACTGCAGCATCATATGCAGGTAGTAAAATATATTCTAAGCCACCCTCAAAGGCAGGAGCAAGTTTAAAGCCAGGCTGTTCAGTAGCAGAAATAATTAATGCTTCATGTCTAATTACTTTACCTTTGGTAAGTTCATCTGCAGTACGAATAATACGTTTATAATAGAATTTTGGCTGATAAATCATAACTTGTCCATTAGAGCCATCTTCTGTATAATTGTTGTCACCATAGAAAGCATTAATAGTACCATCATCTGCTACGTTACATTTCATGCGGCCGCCATACATTGGATACATATCAAAGTCAGTACCCATTGTTTTACCTACTGCTTCTTGTATGCGTGTATTTACACGATTTGCATAGTCTACATCTAGACCTACAGCATCTTTAGCAACATATGTACCTGCTTGTAATAGTGCTTCAACAACTGCTGCGTCAGTAGCGAGACTTGGAATTAAATTACCATTTTCATCTATTGCTACTAAATGTCCAGCATCATCAGAAGTAATATTACCACTCATGTTACCAGACCCGCCACCGCCAGGAATATTAGCAATAGCATTAGTTACATAAGTTTCAGTAGCATAGCCGTTTAATGCGTTGGTATTAAGTTTTCCCGCGAGAGCTTCAGTAATAGCTTTCTGTGTCATAGTACCATCTTCATTGGAGCCACTTAATTTATATAATTTAGTTACTACATCAGAATCTCCGGTATTATCTGGATAGGTAGTAAGTAAATTAATAGTATTCACGCCTGCAGCTTCATTAACATTAATACCTAAAAGTAATTTTTTAACTTCAGCATCAATATCTTCTGTATCTGGTACATTAATTTGTGCGGCCTGCGCTGTTTCAAGCACGTCTTGTGCAGTTTCTAATAGCGTTGCTGCCGCGCTTTGTGCATCTGCAATATCTTGTGCAGCAGCCGTTACTGTTGCAATAGCTGCGGCTGCATCTTGTTCTGCCTATGCTGCTTTTTGAGCCGCTTTATTGGCCTTAGCAACATAAGCATCAGTTTTACCTTGTGGAGTCATTGCTTTTGCAAGCATGATATCAATTATATCCATTATGGCTCATCCTCCTCGGCGGAAGATCCGCCACTTAAATTAACCCATTGCTTTTTTGAATTGGCCATATATACTTCAAAGCCTGCCTCTCCTTCAATTACAGTAGCGACAGAACCCATAGTTATATATTTTGGGTCAATTGCATTTAAATCAGATGTAGTGTCACAAATAAATTCATACGTGACAATATTATCAGCACTTCCGCGCTTAGTCATTATTTGTGCCATTTAAATCACACTCCTGCAATCCAAGTATAAGTTACTATACCACTTGCAACTGTAGCTTGTAAAGTATATGTTCCATCGGTAGTTGGTGGGTCTGGAATACGAGCAATTTTAACACCACCAGTACTATCGGAATTACAACCTACATATAAATCACCTTTTAGACGCTCGTTGCCATCCCAGTCTAGAGCGCGGGCATTAGAAGCATTACCTGTTATACCATTACCAACAATTTCAATATATTTTTGTTCTCCAGTGATGTCATACCAATTGGATTCTGTAAAAGAAGCATCTGCATTCATAATTTTACAAATATAACTCTTTACCGTATTATTAGCTGTTCTTTTAACTTTATCATAAAGAAAATAAGATTTATTAGGTTCCCATTCCTCAAAAGTCTAATTTGTATCTACAACATTATATCTTCCAAACACATGTGAATTTCTTCCCGCAGCCGTCATATTATAACCTTCTGCATGTGAACACTCGCCAGATGCAATTGTATACTATCCTTGCGCATGTGCATAATATCCACTAGCAAGGCTATTATTTCCTTCTGCATGAGAATACTACCCAGATGCAGTTGTATAACATCCTTGCGCGTGTGCATATGATCCAGAAGCAGTTGAATGACTACCCTCTGCATGTGAAAAAGCCCCACTTGCTACCGTATCACTGCCTTCTGTATGAGAAAAGGGCCCAGATGCATTAGTAGAATAACCTTCAGCATGTGTATAAGCTTCAGAAGCGATAGTCAAATTTCCTTCAGCATGAGAATAATTACCAGAAGCAACTGTTGTCCATCCCTCAGCATGCGAGGAAAGTCCAGAAGCTAATGTTGAGATTCCTTCTGAATGCGCCGCTCCTCCAGTAGCTCTTGTTTTATTTCCCTCTGCATGTTTACCAGGCTCTCCAGCTGATCCTGTTAGACATAGGCAACCTTCCACATGATCAGCATTACCAGCTGCTTTAGATTCATATGATGTCCCATTATCAGTATAAGTTCCACCCTGACCTTCGGCATGAGAATATGTTCCTACTGCTTTTGTATCAGATCCTTCTGCATGTGATTGTACACCCTACGCAACTGTATTATTACCTTCTGCATGTGAATTTTGTCCAGAAGCTACTGTCATACATCCTTCTGCATGTGCTCCGCCGCCAGTTGCTCGTGTAAGATAGCCTTCTGCATGATTACCAGGCATGCCATTCGCGGTTAAACACTAATATCCTTCTACATGATCTGCAGTACCTATAGCACCAGACTAATATGTTACATTGTCAAACATGACTGATCCGCCCATACCTTCTGCATGAGCAGCTGTTCCAGTGGCCGTTGTAGAATATCCTAATGCCTATGAAAAGTCACCACTGGCTGTAGTGTCTACACCAATTGTAAAACTATTAGTACCTATCGTTGTATTAGCTTTTCTTCCATCACTAATACTTCCAGTAAACACAGGATCAGCAATTGTTGCATATCCACTTAAATCAATATTGGCTGCGCCAAATCTTTCCCATGCATTATTTACATATATATATTCTTCATATAAATTGCCACTAGTTTCGTCAGCAGCGACTAAATAAACTGTTGTTTCATCTGGATCCTATATATTTGGTACTCCATTAGAAACTTCATTTTGCGCGCAAATATAAATAGATAGACCAGCAGTCCCAGTATCACCACTAGCTCCCATAGTACCAATATTATTCCACTATTTATCAGAGCCAGCAATATATACTTCTAATCCTTCACTTTCGCCAGATAAAACAATTGCAACGGTACCAATGGTTCTATATCTATTCTCAATGGCATTCATATCAGCAACCGTATCACATATAAATTCATATGTAATACAATTATCTAATGAACCTTGTTTAGTCATTGCATATGCCATTTTCATCACTCCTTAATATCAAATTGGGATATTCCCTATTTAAAAGGTACTTAAGTCAAGAAAAAACAATATCAAATTATTTTTAGGCATAAAAAAATAAGGGCGCATCGCGCCCTTATATTAAAATTGTAAATATTTAGCCATCATATAACCTGTTTTTCCTTGATATTTAACTTTAACCCATTCTGTATCATCAAGTAATTGTACTCGCTCTCCAGTGTTAACACGAGTTAAAATTGAAGCAGAGGTTGATGGAGCAGAACGTAGTGCTAAGCGTGTACCGGTTACTACTGCACTTTTTACATTTGTATTTGTATTATTATTAGATGGAGTAGGAGTAACTGTTGGAGTGTCAGAAGAACCATAGTCTACTCCTTTAAGCTCGCCCCATTCGGCCCACTTACTATTATCAATTTTAGTAGTAATAACACCAGCCTGAGTTCCACTTGCTTCAATAACAATACCATTACCGATATATAGTCCTACGTGAGAACGATTAGAAGTGCCCTTTAAAACAAATACTGCAGTTCCAGGTTTTAATTCCTAACCATCAGAACGTTTACCTTTAATTAACTTACCCTAAGCGGTACAATATTTATCCCACATGGTATTAGAACCATGATACATATAACCGCCAAGTTCTTTAAAAGCCCAATAGAATAAACCGGAGCAGTCTGTAACATAACGTCCAATCCATTTATCACCATATAGAGCAGAATAATAATATTTATTCTTTTTCGCGGCAGAACTAGTCTTCCATTTTACGCCAAAATTGCTTTCCATATAATTAACTTTCTAGTTCTACAAAGCTTGTGTCCACATTGTATGCCATGTACCTAGAATATATCCCCATTTATTATCATAGGCATATTGAAATTTAGCAATTAAATCAACCGTTTTGATTTCCGCCATCGCTCTCACCTCCTTCTACATCTTCCTCATCAGTTAATTCTGATTCAAGTTCTTCATTAATTAATTGGTCCATTAACTATTCATCTTCTGCTTGTTCATCCTATGTTTTGACCGCCTAACCAATTAAGCCAATGCGTGCCATCATATTCTTGAAGCCACCCTTATCAACCCATCTTAAAATGAATCTATCACTAAAGATATATTTTTCACCTAAGGAGTTAATTAAATATGTACCTTCATTAACAAGCATTATCCAGTCTAAGTTAATTAGAGTAGATGCTAAGGCTTCCGCGGCTTCGGGTTTAAATGTAGAGGCCATAAGTACACCAAATCGGTAAATGGCCCAAATCCAACAAATAAACTTACTCATCCATTTACTATATTGTAACGCTGCGGCCGCGGTTCTTCCATTTTTATTGCTAGCCATAAGCATCACCTCCTATTATTTATTTCATATACATATCCTATAAGTTTTTTACTTGAGCCGCCTAAACCATCTAACGCTCATGCATATAATTATAAATTGCCATCATAGGTTCTGGTGGTTCACCTTTTTCTTTTCTATATCCATCTATTAATACTACTACTGCGTCATGTAATCCTTTGATACTATCCATCAAAGCTACAGATTGAGTGTATAATGCTTTAGCAGCTGCAGGATACTCATCCTTATACATAATTGCTTTCTTGATGGTATCCTCTGCAGCATCTAATGTGCATTCAATAGTTTCAGATAAACATTTTATAATTTTCATAACCGATTTCACCCCATTTTATTATATTATTCTTCAATAGTTGTTTTAGTCCAAGATTCACTCTTATGGACTAAGCCACTACTATTTGTGATTTTACTTGACACAAATGATACATTGGGGAATCTAGAGTTTCCATGTCCATACTCTAGATAAGTATGATAAGTGCGGCAAGCATCGCCATAATCACTCTTTACATCTATCCCCTTTGTATAAGTATCGCCATCATGACGAATGTAATGTACAAAGAATTCATGAACTCGTTCCTTACTCCAAGTTTCATTATATCCTGGTACTACTTCATCATTTTCATTAGTTACCATGCAAGAAACATATGTCATATTTGGATAACTTGGATTATTATATGCAGTTTTCATTTGACTATGAAAAGATTGAATCGCGGCGTCAAGAGTATCATGTACTTCAATACCGCAAGTATAGGAATCCCCATCCTTACGAATACGATGGAGAAAAAACTTATTTTCCATAATATCTACCTCCATTTATCATTCTAATATACTTAAAACATCAGATTTGTATTCATCTGGAATTGGAGTCCCATATGTAATCGCGCCGATAGCTTCAACGCTATCTAATGCATTAATATATGTTTTTAATGCATTATGATATGCCAATTGGTAATTTTTAAATGATGTTGCTGCAGAAATAATCTAATTAATTTCTTCTGCAGTATAGAAAGTTACTTCTTCTCCATCTGCATGATATGGAATTAATTGTTGTGTTTGCGCGGCAATACTTAAATTCATTAAATTAAGCTAATCTTGAGTAGTTAAAGAGAAATGTTTCGTTTCGCCGCGAAGCATTAAATCAAACCCAGTTTCAATAGTATTTTTACAAGCAGTACTCATTGCTTTGAGTTTAGCTTCACGAACATAGTCTACAAAAACATCGGGTTCTTCAATTATAACTTCTGGAATTGGTTCATCTTCTTCATCTTCAATTTCAACTTCTTCATTAGTTTCGACAGCTTCTTTTAATGATTCATATTCTAATTCACTAATTTCACTAATATTTGCAACAATAAATGGATGATTAGTAGTTACAGGAACCATCCAATAATCTCTATAAAGCAGGTCTTTATAATTTACAAACTATCCATGTGTTTCATCTGCTACAACTAAACGACCTTTGCCATTGGCTGTTACAAATTGTCCAGAATAAACTACACCGATAAGAGTCACACCTACTACAATTTTATAATATTTCATAATTTACCTCCTCTAATAAGAGGAGGAAGGGAAAATCCCTTCCTCCTTTATTATATCGTGAATTCTGGACACATTAAACGACCCTATTCTGCTAACTGATTAGCAACAGAGTTAGTAGTAAGTTCGCCATTTGCGCCTACGCGCATTAATGCGTTTTCAGAAGAACGAGAGTTACCAGTAGCAATAGAACGTACATTCCATATATTGGCTTTCTTCCAACCACCGGTGGTTGTTGGAATATCAATTCTCGCGCCTTCTGCGATTTCTGCATTACTGAAATAGATGTAAGCTTCACTATTTTCATTAATCCACACATCGCCAGGTCGTACACTAATACTTACAAATGTATTACCAGTTTTTAATTGTAAGCCAGAAATACCAGCTGGGTCACTAGCACCAGTATTAAATATGCGAGCAGTATCTTCAATATATTTACCTAAGAATCTATATAAATAAGTATTTACTGTACCACTCTTCTGTTCAACCTAGTTGTATTGTCCACTAACGAAACCATATAGATTTGTTCTATTAGCCGCAACCATCCAATGCCACGGTGGAATCCAGTTAATATTAACTTCACTACCATAATTACTTTGCATTTCATTATTAATATCAACTTCACGAATGGAAGGTAAGAACATATAATTATTAGTTTCTTCAGTAGAATAATTACCGGTATCAACCTGTCTAATACGCGTAGAGATTAATGTAGATTTAACAATAGATTGATAGGATTCTGGTAAGCCCGCATAAATAAGATTATCACAAATATGTGACATACCAGTTAATGAATATCCATAATATCCACCACTAAGTTCATCATTATTTGGATTATTCTTTAGTGCATAAGCATATCTATCACCCATACCTTGCGCCGCAACGAAAGAAAGAGAAGTATTATTATAAATCTATTCAGTTCCACCGCCAGCGCCAGTTCCATTAAAACCACTAAGATAGAAAGGAACAGTTTCATGAATCCAAGAGGCGAGTTTAGAACAGTTATTGACACCCAGGTCTGTATTCCAGAACTTGGCCCAATATATAACACCTTCAGCTGGATTACGGAAATTACCAGTTTCAATACTAGTAGTAGCACCGCTATAGTTACCACCAATAATAAGTGGAGCATTTATAGTTGTGTTACTATTATATGTTAACTAAGTATTAGTAGTATAGGTACCATAATTAGAACCATAGTTTGTAGTACCATTAGCATTCGCATTAGATAGATTAGGCGCAACATAAGTAATTCTTAACTTATTCTTATCTTCATCTTTAGAATTATGACTTAATACTACAACATTACGATAGGAGTAGAACCACATCTTATCATCTAAAGTAGAATCAGTATAAACATAGTCAATAGTTACTACTTCAGTACCCCAACTTACCTATACCATATGACGATTATTTCCGCTCGTATCTTTTACTAAAGATAATTTAAATCCATTAATAGCGGAATTTGCATTCTCATAGCAAGAAGCAAGTACATAATCACAAGTTGCACTATTAAATTGATTCTTGCCCACATTATTAAGTAAGAATCTATAGTCAATTGCTAATGTCCAGTCACTATTAGTACTAAGCGGTTTAATATCATTATAAATCTGGATTTCTTCTTGAGAACCATCTAAAACAAGCTTATCACTTGAGCCTAGTAAGTTAACCTCAGTTACACCTTCGGTATACTCAAAATCATGCCCCATAGGAACGAATATTGGCTCACCAATATGGTCTCTTAGAAGAGTGCTCTTTACAGTGGTATCCTAAATCTAAGTGATTGCATATAAGTCCGCAGCGGTAAGTTCATCCATATTAACACTTGCAGTAGCATCATTAATATAGCTGGTTTCCCATAAGCCATAGACATTAACATTTTCAGTTAATTTACCCAGTGGGCGACTCCAGCCTTTAAATACTTTAACCGCATTACCTGTCTATCTTACACGCGGTAAGTCTCCATTTTCAATTGGAGTTGCCATACTAGATAAGTCAGTGCCATATTTTTCACTTAATGGCGCGCCTACAGGAGTTCCACCAACTTCATTATACCAAGTAACAGTATAATACTAATCTATTGTGGTTGGGTAATATGCAATTAATACGATAGAACCATTAATTGTTTGGCCGCTCACAGGATTGGTTGTTGTTCCTTGACGCACCCATCCACTAAACTTACGATATTTGCCCTAATTATCATAGGTACCAAAACGATACTGATATTGAGCATCTTGTGGTTTAGTTGGCATTTCAATATATGGCTAACCAGTAATAGGATTAGTATCAAATACTGGGTCTTTTAATGGGTCATCATTGGTTCCATGGTCTATGAATAGTACGGTATTATCATAGTTCTTGTATGTAACCTCAAATTCTTGTACAACTTCATTAGCATTAACTGTTAAACCTGGATACATTGTTCTTAAAGTGTTATATAGAGAAGCACGGATACTAGTAATACGAATCGTACCTGTAATTTCAGGAGTACGATTAGTATTAAGAGAGCCAGTACTATCTAGATATTTACCATTTGCTAGAGAACTAGCTATAGTTTCTAAGAATGCTGGATTAGAACCTAAATCAACATTAATACCAATGAGTCTAACACCATTAGTTAAGTAAGCCATTCTCTTAAGAACAATATCAACAATTGGTACATTAGGAGTATTTTCAATCCATAATTTATTTAAATTACTATATTGTGCTTCAGATTCTCCATCTTCAATCTCGCAGGAGAAATGCTGTAAGTAAATATGATTTAGAATTGTAATATTAGAAACGGCAGTACTATATTCAATAGTATCAAGAACGCCACCAGCTGGTAAACTTACAGTGCCGGCGCCACTACCTGCAGTATAAACACGCTTAATTAAGCCATTGGCAGATAAGTCTAAACTAGTAAATGCAGTACAATTTCTAATATTAACTTCTTCTAGAATAGAACAAGCACTAATATTTTCAATGGCAGTAGTAACAGCATTGGTATAACCAGATGCATTAGAACCAATAATAAGTTTCTTTAGGTTCTTACCTTGTCCTACTTTTAATTCATAGGGTTTAAATACTGATAAGTCACCAATATCTGTTAATACAGATGCGCCCGCAATAAATAACGTATCTTGACCTTTAGCGGAGCTTGTTGCACGAATACGACAAGTTTGACCTGCAAGAACAAGACCATCGGTAACCGCAGTGCCATTTGTAAGTTCAAGCGCTTGAGTCCAACCTTTATTATCACCGAAACTTACGGCTGGATACATGTTCTAATTAGCAGAACATTCAATAACTGCTTGCGCCGCAGTTAAGTCTGCACCATAACGGAAGGAAATTTTATCATTCTTAAATGCATCAGCCTAATATTTACTAGATAATAACATTGAACGTTTAAAGATAAATGAATCTTTCTGAGTTGCGCGGGAACCGCGTTGTAAATATTTATACTCAGGAGTCTCATATGTTGGAGGAGTATTTGCATAGTTCATAAAGCCCGTCGCCCAAGGAGCATCAAACTTTAAGAGCATGTCTTGGTTGGTCATAGCGGGCGCGATAGCTTCATTATTACCAACAATTTGTTGTTGATAGAAAGTATTGTAATTTAATCCAGTACTTCTATTATATAAATTTAATGCTTTCGCTGCAATTTCTGTCTGGAAACTATCTTCAACCATTAGCCAGAAGATTGAATCGTGACCATTGAAACGATATTGTCCTTCAGAATAATATTGCCAATCAGCATTATAAGGAATCTTTAATAAACCAACATTTTCAACACCGAAACAAGAGTCAAGGTCATATAAGACTGGAGCCCAACGAGCAAATGTAGAATGTCCTTCTCCTTCTTCCCAGTCAATTTGATTTGCATTCTTAACACGATGTTCAATAATTGGATTACCGGTTTCAGCATCAACTACACCAGTATTAACTTCTACAAATTCTTTCCAGAAATCTGCATTAGGATTGCTATTGCCCTCATATAAGGGTTCAGTTTCACCTATTAATTTAATGGTTTCTTTACGTATTGTATCAGAGCGCATAAACATATTCTTAACACGGTTATCACATAGTGCCACATATTCACTAAATAGATAGTAAACTAAAACGTGGTCTAAATTAAAGTGCCATGTAAATTCTCTCTTAAAGATAGCTTTTTTATATGCTTTTAAGTTATCATAAGTAGTACCATTATAAGTATATGTTGTTCCAGGAACTACGGTATCACTTGCATCCCAGTAGTTGGCGCGCTGAGAAACCCAAGTTAATAATAGTTGTAAGTGATTATAATTTGGATTTAATATTGGGTCTTCAACATTATTGTGTTCTGCTTTATAATCTGCCTATGCTTCTTCTAAGTCACCCTAATCTGGATAACAACTCTCAAATGCATCAAGCGCACGATAATGCTAATCATTTCCTACAGGATAGAATAAGCAGTCATATTTAAAGAATCCTAAATCATCTGAGTTATTAGTAAATTCCCATTTTTGTGCAACTGTATCGGCGGTTCCGTCTACATCATATTCAGCCTCAGGGTCAATTTCATTTGGGTCATCTGGTGCAGGATACTCTAATCCATATGTCTTGCTATTACCCTTATCATTATTTAGGCAGCCATCAGCTACAAACTCTGGAGCATTAGTTCCTTCTTGTTTAAATAGTAAACAACGAATACCATGTACAGTATTTTGTACATTTGCGCGCCAATCCTCTGATGTAATATCTGGATTTAAGCTATCTGTAAATAATGTATCAGCAATATTAGCATTGAAAGTATTAGCATGGTCTGTAGACATATAGTCTGCTTTCCAACAAAGCGTACTTTCTTTACCCTTTGAGCCAGGTAATTTATATTTAACCTTCTCACTCTTAGTATATCCAAGAAATTCGCCATTTTCTGCATCGTCATTCTCATATTTTTCAGTACCGGCTTTACCCTTTGCTAAATAAACCTTTAAGTTATGTATTGGATATTTTTGAGAAGAAGTACCTTGAACGTTGTTAGAGCTAGCATAACCGCCATCAACTAGCTTATCTAATAAACTAAACTCTGTTTTATAACCATCAATACTTTCACTATCTGGATAAGTAAGAATAATACCGCTTTCGGTTTTGCCTACTGGATTACCCTTACTATCTGTTCTACCAATAGGAGACGGAGAACCTTTATATGGAGAAATAGTTGGTCTTGCATTATAATTTTGTCCCTGCTAATTCTATTGAATATCTGGTTCAGGGCCAACTAATAGTAAACAATTAAACTTTTTACGTGCTAGTTCATAATCAACCTTACTATTCTTAATTACATTATTGGCATCAAAACGAGCAATCTTATCATTAGTTGCGCCGGGCGCCATTTTATAATTTTGTAGAACTTCAGTATGAGTTAAACCACGGTTATATAGTTTAATACTATATACTTTAATAATACAAGAAGCGCTGCCAATACGGATTGTAGCATTAGTTTTAAAACTATCAGAAATATTACCATTACTATCTCTATTATATGGACATGCATTTGCAAATTCACCATTAATATAGATATTAACAGATTGGTGATATTTTTTATCATATGCTTTAGACGCGGCCCAAGGTTCAATAACAAATGTAAGATGTGTACGAAGTCCTGTTGTTAAATATGCGGCCGCAATAGCATCTTCATTCAATATTGTTCCTGTTCCGTCCTGTGCTAAGCTAACATTTACATTATTATTTAATAGATAACAGCTTTGTGGAGTCACGCGGAAACCAACATGATTATTATCCATACAGTCAATAATAACATCATTTAAGTCCGTAGCAGATTGTACTTCGTATTCAATTTCAATAGTACGACCATTTTGAGTTGGGTCATTATAACTTTCAGGCGCAATTTCTAAACTTACATGATTACTATCTTCGGAATCCAATACAGGAACATTAATAGTATGAGTTGCGCCGCCGCTAATATATAATGCATCATATACTTTACTTGTAGAACCATCGCTATTTAATACTTCTGTTCCTGGATAACCATCAGTAGACCAGTTAAAGTTATTAAATGCGCCAGTCCAAGTAATTTCTGGATTACCAGAAGCATGGGAAGTATATGTATAAGTAAATTCTTCTTTACCCGCATCTTGGTTTGTACGACCATATGCAGTATAGGAATATAATAAGTTTTCAGTACCAGCATATGATAAATCATAGTCTGTTACTAATTCATTAATAGTAATTTCAATTGTCTTAGTATCAGTATGTAAAGTACCATCAATTGTGCGCTTTGCAATACCACGTACATAAGCAGTCCCGGACGTTGGATATTCTGTTGGAATCCAGGTATGAACGCGCTCATTACGTACATTTACTAAATCTGTGCTTGCTACAATAGTTTCAACATTATTATCTACTGTATACAACTCTAAAATAACATCATCCATATATTCTATACTAGAATTAACAGCAGTTGTATAATTAATTGCTAATTCATCGCCATAGGTGATTGTCGCACGTTCAGCCGCGAGAGCAATCATAGGCTCTAAATTTGCTGTATTATTATTATATAGAATATAATAGTTTAAAATATTAGAAGAAATACCATTAACGGTAAAGTATACTTGAAAACTATGCATACCAGCTGCTTCGCCGGATAATGGAATAGTTTGTTGTAATAATTCATTATGAGTGCTAGTAGTAACTGGAGTAACTGCATCTGTACCATCAATTTTGAAATGTACGACTTTCTCCAAGCCGCTACCCAAACACTTATATTGGAAAACTAAATTACCTGTACGTACTGTTGCAGGATTAAAGTTAACTGCAGAAATAGACATTTCTACTTTTGTTACTTCATAGTTAATAGTACGAGTGATTTCCTCTTCTTCTAATGTGGTAGTTAGTACCATTCTTACATATGTCTTTATACCAGTACGTAAAATAGAACTAATATTTACACTAAAGCTTGTATTATTCTCTACTACACGACTTTCTAATGTAGTCCAACTATCATTAGTACTTACACGATATTGAGTAGTGACTGTCAATGCAGAACCTAAGTTCTATGCAATTTCAGAGCCTTCTTTAATTACAACTTTAGCTTGTAGGTTAGTAACGGTGCCGGCAACGTCTGGAACAATTAAGTTTAAACTCCCCATTTCATTGTTTAATTTAACGGTATAAAGGCTACCACCACCACCGCCGCCTTGTACTGTAATAGGATAAGACGTACCATTTGTATCTACAAATGTTAATTTTGTGCCCGAAGCATTGCCATTGGTATCTGTAACAACTTCAGAATCAACACTCTTTAATGCCACAAAAGAGCTAAAGACATTAGTGCTTGGATTTTCTACTGTACCAGCAACAAGGCCACCATTAGCATTAACAGAAGCATTAATTAATAATCCCTTTGGTAAAATACGAACAAAGGAACCAACTTCAGAACCATCTGGTATTAAATAACGATAATGAGTATATCCAATAGTATTATTACCAACAAAATAATCTGTGTTTTCATCTGGAGTTAAAGCATTTTCTCCTTCAAATACATCTAAAGAAGCAATAAACATACCAGAAGAACTACCAGTTCCGCTGCCACCAGCGCCGCTAATAAGTTCCCAATTACTATTAATATAACGCCAATAGAAATATTTACCATTATCATCAGCGATTAAGTAATCGGCATTGGCGCTTGGTGTAGCAACTGCAGTTGCATTTGGTACACCCTCGGTATAATTACTACCAGAAACAGGTGCATCAATTACAATTGTATCTTTTCCTTCAAGAGCGATTACACGCGCGCTTAAAGTGCCGTTTGTAGTATCTAACGCAGTACCGCCATCAATTGCGTCTAAGCGCCCGTCCAGTGCTGTGTCAGCATCTTGTAGACCTTTAATTGCACCAGTACTACTATTATCTAAAGCATCTAAACGAGCCTTAATTCCTGTAGTAGCGGTATTAATATCATCTTCTACGACAGTAAGACGCTCGGTTAAACCACCCGTATCTGAACCAGAAGCTGTATGGCTAATAGCATTTTCAGCCGCGGTCATTCTATCACTTAAACCGGTAGTAGAAGTATTTACGGTAGTTTCTAACGCACTAATACGTGTATCTAATCCCGCGATAGAACCAGTAGAACTATTATCCATCGCATCAATACGAGATAAGGCCGTATCAATACGACTATCAGTAGAGGTCATATCTACTTCAGTTTCTAGCGCAGATACACGAGCAGCTAAGGTACCATTAGTGGTGTCTAAGGCTAAACCACCATCAATAGCATCAAGGCGACCGTCTAATGCAGTATCGGCTGCTTTATATGCAGTATCCATATTATCTAAAGTATCTTTTAATAATTTACCTTGTGTAGCATCTAGAACTTTACCCGCAGTTTCGGTAGTTAAGTTATTAGCAATATCAGTTTTATTAATTTTATTATCTGATAAACTAGTAACGTTACCTTCAATGGTATCTAAACGAGAACTTATACTATTAGTGCCGGTGAGTTCTTCTTCAATAGCTTCAAAGCGCGCATCAATGGAACCATATGCATTTACACCAGTTTTTCCTAATGCTGTAGATTCATGCGCATTAGTTAATTCGGTTTGAATTGCCACAATGCGTCCTTCACCATCTTCAAGACGAGCATCTAATGAAGCATAAGGGGAAGAAGTTCTTTTAAACGCTGTAGATTGATGAGCATCATTAACTTCGGTACGTAAATCATTAATTTTAGTTTCATCGGCCTCTAAGCGTTCATCAACAGAACCATAATTACCGAAAACAGAGCTATTAGATGCAGTAGTAAATTTATCATTAATAATTTGGAAGTTTGTATTAAAGCTTGATAAATTATTATCAATATCATCAAAGCGTTTATCTAAAGAATCGTTGACTACATTACCACGATGCGCATCATTAATTTCAGTCTACAAAATACCAGCTAATGTTTCTACATCACTAAAGCGAGTATTTAAAGTTTTACTGTAAACAAGATTACCTTGTTCTGGAGTGCCACTGGCAATTTCAACAGCACCGGCAATCTATGTCCAAGCCGCATGGCCTTCTTTCCCATATGTACTATTATCAGCCTAACTTTGTTGTAAAGCCTAAATATCCCCTTTGGCATTACTTACATCGCCAGCGAGTGTTCCTACAGTTGATTCTAATGAACCAATATTTGTAGCATTAGTCTAGTTCGCAGAATGTGCATCTGCAATACCCTACTCTATATGAAGCATGCGCTCTTGAGTAATAGGGTCGCCAGCATTCCAATTTGTTTTCGTATACGCCATACCATTTCCCTCCTTTTTCTCAAATTTCGTTAAAGAAGCATAAACTTCTTTCTAACAGATTAGTATTGCCGCAATATGGTAATTATAGTTTTTAGTTTTAGATAAATAAAAAAATTGCGGCTTTCGCCGCAATTTATGTCATATCAATTAATTGTCCACATTCATTATGTTGATAAATATTTTTTCTAATTTTAGTAAAACCGCGCTCAAATTGAGTATCATAAAATTCAAAAGTGTTACCACATTTAGGGCATTGATACCAACTTTCTCCATGAAAATCTGCGCCAGGAATAGGTCTTTGTATATTTTCTAATTTTTCATGTTTCCCAATATAATTATTCATTTAAACTTCTCCTCTGCATATCCATCATCGGTAGTATAGGCTATTCTTTTAATTCCAAGTTCTTTTAACATTGCCATGCAAGAGGGACACGGGCGCGATGGTGCAATATGTCCGTCTTTATATTCTCTATACAAATAAATATGAACTTTCGCCCAGTCTAGACTATCTCCAAATTTCCATCTTAGCTTCTGTACTAAAGCTACCTCTGCATGCATTTTATCTGGAGTGTCTGCATTAAAGCGATATATATTGTAGCGCGCTTGCAGTGGAGATGTTTTATTGGAATTACACGCAGTTGCTACTATAGAGCCTTTATATACGGCCGCAACACCAATCATAGGAGAAAACCTATGTGAGCCTTGATACGTTGCTTTCATAGACGCTTCACGCGCAAATTTGAAAAATCTTACTTTCATTTTCTCCACCTCTAATAAAATTATATCATAATTTTTATTTTTGTCAAATACTAATTTCTTGAGGTGATGTTTATGAAAATAAAAGTTAAAATTACAACGAATGAGAATATAAAGTTTTATGGGTGTGAGAAGAATACTATTAAAGAAATAGAACTTGAAGATTATGTCGCAATCGTTGTAGCTAGTGAAATGGGTAATGCACCCGCAGAGGCCCTAAAAGCATAGGCGATTGCCTCACGTACTTATGCTTGCGCGCAAGGAGTCCTTGATGGTAAAGTTATTAGTGATAATGCAAGTAAAGCATAGGCATTTCGCGCGCCAAGATACACATATAAAAATGCACAGGCTGCCGCAAAAGCAACGGCTGGATAGGTTTTAAGATATGGTGGACGCTATGCTTCAACATATTTTTGTTAGTCTAATGGTGGCCGCACATATAGTAGTGAAGAGGTTTGGGGCGGTAAGCGCAACTACTTAATCGCGCGCAAAGATATTTGGACGCTTGAGCCAAAAAACGGACATGGCGTTGGAATGTCATAGGTTGGCGCGATACTTGCTGCTAAATTAGGTATTGGGTTTCGGGATATTCTTTCATTCTACTATCCTAAAACAACGCTAGAGCAAATTGAAATGAAATAGGAAGATTATTTGGATATAGTAAAAGACGCTGAAAAAGCCGTTAAATAGGCACTAAAAGAAATTGGGGAGATGCTTTAAGCATCTCCCTCTTTTTTTATTGCACCCTCAATTTGACTTTCTAATGCTTCGCGCTTTACTTCCAGTTTAAGGCCAAAGTTATTGAAGGTTTCAATCATATCCCCAAGCCGCTTATCAAATGTCTGAACAAGGAGGTTTGCGCGCTTGAAGAAAGATTTATAACATTTATCTTTTGCGCGCGAGAAAGCAATTTTCTTACCGAGTTCTTCATTCCATTCATCTTCCGGCGCACATACAGCTTTACCCATAAAAGAATTGGGCATTTCAAGCTGCTTATTAAACTGATAACCAACTGCCCATTCTACATTAATATTACCCCAAGAAAAATGCTGTGAAATAAAATCTTGCAGTAAATCATGCACATTGGAAATTACACACACGATTACCCGCGCATCTTCATCCACATAAAATTTACAATCTGACATTTTAATACCGTTCATTTTCTTTTCTCCTTTTTATATTCAAGATACCATGTATTTATTAAACAACTTATAGTGAGGACTACGCCAAAAAGCAATCCTAATCCAAATAGAAAAATAATAGGACTGAAGAGCCAAAACCATGAAATAGTGATAACACCAGTGAGTTTTAAAACTACCAATGTCGCGGCAACCAAAATAACAAAAATATCCGCAACTTTATCTACATTATCACGCATTTTTAAAGCCTCCTCTAAACCACTTAATTATATTATATTTCCAAAGAGGAATAGTATCCTTTTTCTTATTACCATAATATCCGCAATGAGGGCAATCTTCAAAAGTATGCCAACTTGCATGAGTGCTATCTGGAACATATAGTGTTCCGCACTTTCTGCATTTTACAATAGTTTCATATTTAGGTGGCACAACATATCTTGCCATATAGATATCCCTCACTTTCTATAAATATTATAATATAAATTTATAAAAAAGTCAAATCTTTATCCACTGCTTTTTCCCGCATAGGTAACAGCGCCTGTGCATTTGAAGATTACCTCTATACAAGACAACCCATTGATGTTTACATTTTCGTTGTTTCCACCACGTTACTATGTCCATTTGACATATTCACTTCCAATCTTTCTAATGCTGCTTTTACTTCCTTCATTTGACGTTGAAGATCTTCAATATCTATTTGCCCTTGATATTTTATCTCTGCTTCAGTTGCGTTTTTATTTGTATTTATAGCAAGAGTAGAAGCAGTAACTGTAGTATTATCATTTACACTAATGGGCATCTTCTCTATTGGAACTTGTTTAATCTCACCTTCATCTACAACATCTATAACTTTACCATACTGTTCACGTATATAAAAATTATGATGACATTTACAACAAATATAAAATGAAGTATAATAATTAGGATCACAATCTTCCCATACTCCATTATCAATAATTTGCGTGAATCCCATAGCAGTAGAAGTTGAATATCTATATTGTAATCGTGTTCCTCCACAATGAGGACATTGAGGTATATTCATTTAAGTATCCTCCAATTCAATTTTTGGTACATCTGGTTTTTGTACTGAAGTTTGCGCATGTTCCATATTCGCTGATGTACCACATCGTTGATGCGGTAATCCATAAAATCTTTCTATTAATTCGAGACGTCCAGGATCTTTAACCAAAAGTACATTATTAATCATATCTTCAACTACTGCGCGTGGCTTCAAATATTTTTTATACTTTTGTCTTATTTGCTTATATTCTTTTTCACGCTCATTGGTTGAGATATTTGTCCATGAATCTGATTCTAATACCTTGTCTATACGTTTGCCACAACCGGAAATACACACATAAGGTTCTATAATTTCATATGATGCAGTTTTGTTAGATCCATTATAATGAACTTCCATATACCAAGGAAAATCTTTCATTACGCATTCATGTGCTTCTTTAGGTGTTATTTCCTTTTTTCTATTAAATAGTCCCATAATAAACTAACGCTCCAATTACTATTAGCCATAAAATAAATAAATAGAAAATATAACGTACTGGAAATTTAGTAATCATATTATCTATTATCGAACCCTTTTCATATTTCATATTACCACCTATTATTCGCGCAAAGTTTTGCGGCTTTTACTAATTCACTTTCACTTACAATTACTTTATGACCATCATGTTCCAGTTCTACTAATTCATCATGCGACCAAACTGAATTTACATATAGTGGATGTTCAAAGTCCATTTCTACCGATCCAGTTTTATCTGTATATGGAATTACCTTAACGCGCACATCAATATTATCGTTCATTTTTTCTTACTCCCTGTTTACATAGTTTTTGAATAGATTGAATAAATAACTTATATTCTTGTTCTGTTAATGCTTCTCTTGCGGTTTTCATTGTTTCAAGTACAATATTACTAAATTGCATATAATATGAATCATTCATAGTTAAATCTTGTTTTTCTTTTTCTTCAATCCATTCATCCATTGTTATTTGATGATATTTATTTAAATCTTTGAATTTTCTAAAGATTTCATCATATTCTGGTATGATTGGTATAAACATAGCATAATTAGAGGTTGGGCCGCACATATAGTTTTCATTCTTTTTAACTTCGCCATTAATATATTGTATGGAGCATGAACCATATGTATATAGACTTTCTACTTGTTCTAATCTATTCTTATATTCTGTATTAATACATGCTCGCGCGCACTCTTCATATTTTGGGCAACAATCACTACAACATAGCATATTATACACCTCTATATCTTTTTCTATTTATATTATAATATAAAATTTAAAAAAAGTCAAATAAAAAAGAGGGTGCTTACGCACCCTCATTATTTTCTTCTGGTTCTTCTTCTGGTACAACACCATAATCTGGTGCTTCCCAACTCTCTTCCATTGGTTCGCGGCGATGGTCTGCCGCAACTAAACGGCAATATACATAGTCAATATCAGCATTATTACCATAGCCATAGGCACCAAGGTAAGAGTGATAGGTTTGTAATGCGGCTGATTCATTATCTATATTAGGGTCCGCCTTTACTACAAGACCTTTTGTCCATACGCCAGTTTTGCGATTATGTTGGACTTGAGAAACAAAATATACATTTGTCATAGTGTATTACCTCCCATATTATGTGGCTTTGCGTTTGCCATATATTCTAAATTTTAAAGTACCCAAAATTTGTTTAAAAATTATTTTATTATAATAACGAGTACTATTAGTAAGCACCATAGGAGCTATTTGGGATGAAAAATTATTTGTAGCATACTATATTAAAGTGCCAGTATTACCACTAGTAGTATTATTCATCGCCATTTTACGTACTAAATTGCCATCTTGTTCAACATAAGCATATGCAATTTTAGCACTAGTTCCAGCATTAACAGTGATAGTATTAAAAAGTGTATCATCATAATCTCCGCTACCTGTACCATAAATATATCTAGTTCTACCATAATCTCCCCATGTAGATATATTTTCACTGTCTGATTGGAGTGCTACCCATAATGCAATATCAGTTAATTCAAATGCATTACCATCATTATCTACAGTTATTTCCATATCTGCCTATGTAGTATTGGTAAGAGTATCTTCACGAATTAATTCCCATTGTCTTAAATCGGCTTGATTAGTTAATGTAACAGTATTACTATTCCAATTAACATCAATACCATTTCCTGTAATTGATTTAATACTAGCGTCACGAACTGTAACTGACCACGTACTTTGATTTGTTAATTTATAGATATATACTTGGTCACCCATCTAACTATCGCTATGAGCATTCATTGAGCGATAATACTGGAATTCTACGCTTGTTGGATTAGAAGCATCACTTACATATGCCATAAAGGCCATACGTGTTTGAGAACCAGATGCTGGATTACTATTAGAAGAAGCACGACAATATACAATTACATTGTTATTATAAGCATCTAAAAAGTCTTGCCAAGTTGAGTTGCCATATGAGAGAATAACCATAGGCAAGCCACCGCTCTTATAAGTGCCATCACCCGCAAGGAATTTATCCACATCAGTAGTCGCTGGCGCAGGTACAAGACCAGATGTGCCTGCGACTGAAGAGGTCGCTCCAGTCATTGTCGTAATACCCAACATATTTTGAATAGCGGTTTTTGCGCTATCTGTATAAGTACCAACCGCGTTAGATGAAGCAGACTATGTAGAATCACCTGCTGCTTTTGCCAGACCATAGAAAACTGATTCGTGCTATCTTACAGGTACAATTGGATAATTATAATCTGTGCCCTCTTTAATCTTAGTTGAGCTGGCCGCGCTAATTTCAATTCTATTTGTGTTAGAATTAATTAATAGGCCATTGCCTATTTTAACTAAACCAAAGTCTGTGGTGGAAGCTAATGGAAAATTAGCAATATTATTGGATATAATAGACGTACCATTTATCTGTATATCTGTAATTATATTAGTAAGAGAAATACCATTTAAAGTATTAGCAAAAATGTTCCATTTATAATCGCTATTACCTAATGTATAAGTATTATTGGCTTTGGGTAATATATTAACCCCAAAGTTCATATTAGCCATTATAAATCACCACCTTATGTTACATTATGTATTTTGTCACCCATCGCTCTAAAATGCGCCCAGGCGCCATTAAATAAATTATCATGTGCTGTTCTAAAAACTCTTATCCAAATATGCATTTTAGAATTACTTAAATCTAAAGCATCAAATGCCGCTGATGTCATATAACTACCAGAAGTACCTACACGTAAATTAGGTAATTTTGTTGATATACTCATGGTTGGATAATTAGTTTTGCTCACTGTTGGAGAATTGGCTATTATAAAAACTCCATAAGTATTAGCAGTAATTATTTTATTTCCAGCTGAATTATCCGCTATAATTAACCAATGCGTAACAGCTGAATCATAAGTATGCGTACTATTAATATTATTTATATAATCAGAATATGTATTTGGTCGCGCGCCAATATAAGCAAAAGCACTTCCATAGCTTTCAACAATATGAGGATTTGGCGCAGTGCCTGTATATTGCAAACTAATACATACATCTGTTACAACAACATAATCATAATCACTATTAACAGTTACACTATTTGTGCTAACTGATGAGCCATCAAATACAGTTTTAACAGTACTACTTGGTGTCCATGTAGATAAATCTGTATTAGATAAAACAATAGCATCATCATATATTGTATCTACTAATTCAGCATCTTTTCCTTTCCAATCATATTTTGTGAGACCTTCGATAGCTGTAATAAATCCATTTGGATATATTAGAGATGAGCTTTCGCCAGTTCTCGCGCGAATAGCATTAGCAATATTAGTTAAATCTTCACCTGTTGTTAAATATTGTGCCATTAAAAACTCACCCCACTTGCGGGAATTGTATCATCCGCAATATTTGAGTTACCATTTGAATCAACTGAAAATGTAATTCGCGTCCATTCATCATTAGATGCGGGCGCGGAATTATCTGGAAAATCTATATAAAATGTATTTGTACCAGAAGATGGTACTTCTAATTTAATACCTGGAATTGTCATTGCTCCTGAGTAAATACCACGCTCTAATTTTATTTTATATTGACCATCTACAAAACCTAAATATGTTGGAGACTAAATTGCTAATGTTCCAACAATTGATGCGCCAGAGGCCATATGTGCAGTATATCCTTCCTATAAAACTCCAGGACTTACACTATCGCCCGTTAAGTCAATTAACGTTTCATCACCAAATACAACTTTATTTACGTATTGATTATTTGCCATAAGGCATCACCGCCTTATGTTCCAGAAACAGGCGCAACGGCTCCAATCGTTACAGTTTTTCCGCCTGCAACATTGTCTACTTCAGTTTTAGTAATAGCAGCTACACTAATTTGAGTAATACTATTATAGTCTCCTAAGTCAGTAGGTACCAAAGTTTGAGCTGTAGTATATGGAGTAATAGAAGCGCTCGTAGCCTTAACACCTTCCATACCACTCATGGCGCCCTCTATTCCTAATACAGTAACACCTTGACGTACATTTGCAGCAACCAAAGCCGCCTTATCTGCGGAACTTAAACCAATACCGCCACTACCGTCATGATATCCCTATGGAATACTTACTTCAGTATCTCTCGCGCTTAAAGTATAATGTTTTTCACCCTAATTTACCATAGTGCCTGTTAATTTTACCTTATTAACATAGGCATATTTGCCCGCTAAAATCTCATCTGTATTAGCATCAGCATCTGTGGTATCACTATCATAAGTACATTCACCTGTTATTGGAGCGCCCGTATGGTCATGCGCGGTGATACCACTTAACAATTTGTTTGCGGCAACAGTATCACTACTAATATCCATAATGACTTCGCCGCCAAATATAACCTTATTTACATATTGATTACTAGCCATTGTAATCCCTCCTTATCCAATTGTGAAGGTGTATCCACCCGCATCATTACTTACTTTATGAAATGGTATTTGTTCTATTATTAAATTTTCTGTCATTACTTTATCTTCGGTTCGTAATAGCTAATCTACCAATGGTAGTGGAGTAACTGTATATGAACCTTTATATGCTCTTTTATTTACTACTAGATCTTCTGGAATTGGGTCAATTATAATATTCTAATTTAATACTTTATTCTTTGTTTGTAATACTTGTTCTATACTTAATAGAGGTGTAATATGATATGTACCAGTATAATCTTCTATTAAATCATATATTTCCTACGGGTCCGCCGCTTCTATAAACGCGCCATAACGTAATTTAAAATCATCTATTGAGCCAGTAAAACCTGTTTTCTTGGCTTGCGTAAAAAGCCACTACATTACCAAATTAATATCATATTCATCCCAGGGATATATACGTTTTAGTACCGCATTTTGTGGATCTGGCGGTAAATTGTAATTAATTGCCATATTATCCCTCCTTTATATTAACTATCAAGCCAAGTATTAAAAGTACTAGCACTACATGATGCTCCCGCGCTGAATTGAGCACGGTATTTAATATAAGTAGCATCATCTGGTGTGGCTCTCTAAGATAAATCTGTTTTTTTAATAAGAGACCCAGCAGTAACGTGTGTAAAAGCTGGTTGTAATGTAAGTGTAATTGTTATTTGACTGTATAATTTAACTAAACTAGTATCTCCTGTTGCTTTTAAATATAGAGCTGTGTTTTTTAGAAGTTTACTAGTATTGGTTATATTAAAAGATTTTGGTGGATTTGTTAACATATTACCTTGTGAGACAAACCCTTTAATTTCACAAAAAGCTACTGTATTATTGCCACTACTATCACAAAGATATAACATAATTCTTGAATTAATGTTAGACGACTATCTTTGCCAACCTCCTTGGGGATTAGTACTCTTATAAGTAATAGTTACAGCCCCAGCAGGATAATATCCTGCGCCAGAAGATATTCCCAAAGAAACTGGGGAAGAAAAAGCAGTGGTTGAGCCATTGGTTCCAATCCAACCGGTAGTTATAGTTTTTGCCATAATAGTTCCCCCTATTTGTACATTTTCCTAATTTTAGGTATAAAGTAATGAAAGAAACTATAATAATTTATTTGAGCAATAAAAAAAGAGGCGCTTTCGCGCCAATTTAAAATATAAAAAGATCTAAATAATCTGGTTCAAGTGATAAGCTTTCCCTAAGTATATCTTCCGCTTCATCTAATCTTCCATTATAAAAGGCATGTTCCATATCAAGAGCCGCATCGCGCACACATGCAAGTGCTTCATTATAACTAATATTATCACGTTTAGCAATCATTTCAACAAGTTCTTCAATACTATTTGGCATACTTATTCCTCCCAATCATATGTCTGAACAAAATATTCATTAGTTCGTTTACCAGTTTTATAACTTTGAGAATCTTGTACTGTTGTATACTTCCATACACTACCACGGTTAGGCCCATTAATAATAATACCATCAAAATGTTTATGGTCTGCGGTATTGGTTACAAGAACTTCAATATTATCTCGCGCGAGTATATCGCCAGGTTCAACATAATTTGCTAGCACATCATTCTTATTATCAAGAATGGCTAAAATATCAAACTCTCCACTTTGATGTGCCTTTAGAATATGTTGTATATCGCCATATCCAAATAATATTTGTCTAATCGTAGGGCTCATTTTATAGAGTTCTTCCATAGCATCAAATGCAACTTTAATTCCCAATTGATAAGACATATAATCACTCCCAACTTATAATTATTCTTTTTATCTACTTCTTATGCTTTAATCATTTTCATGTCTCTTTTGGACATACTAAACTATCTGGACACATAATATTAGTCCAGTCAATTCTAATCATTTTTTCTTTTCCTTCATATTGGAGGATAGTAACTTCATATCCAAGCGCGCGCAAAGCATCTACTATATGCATATTAACTGGACCCGCATATATTACTTTTGTAGCGCCATGCTGAATACTATCCAATATTCTTACCTCAATATGTGTATAAAGAGACCAATCTTCTGGTGTTTGTAGATATGAAATTGCGCGAGCCTCAAGCGCGGTTAAGCATGTTAACATTTATGTTTCCACCGCGCTATTGCTCCACTACGAATAGCAGAGGGTCGACTTTCATATCCACAATTTGCGCATTCAATCCACCAAGGTTCATCAGCATATGGCATAATTTGATGGTGGATACGATATACACCATTATCACATTGAGGACAATACATACATTCGCGCCATGCATGTTTAGTTTCAATCTCTTCCATAAAACTTACTTTCATATTCAAGCATCTCCTTGTCTTGTTTATCTTTAAATTCCTGACGTAATACACTCAAGATATTACTGAATTCATTCCCGCAAAATACGCAGTTGGGGCGCAGGTCTGCGGGTTGGCGCATCATACAATTACTACAGAAGTATCCAGCACCTTTCTTTTTCAAAGTACTAGTCATATTTCCTCCTTAATCCCATAAAGATGAAAAATGTTGTCCCATTTCTACAAATGCTTGGGCAATGTTTTCTTCGCCGCGTTCATGCAGCTCATTTGCGCGCGTTATATACTTATTGAAACGTTCTTTATCATTTTCCATAATATGTTCCATATAGTCTTTATAGAACTCATTATGTTCATTTTGCCATTCTTCATCTGCACTTTCAATTAAGTTAGCCATATGATGAAGCCACTCATGCCATTTTTCTGGAGTATCAAAAGGTTCGCGTCCAGGATATGCGCTGCCTTTATCAGCCATATGTCGAAGCATGTCTGGTACAATATGCGTGAACCAGTTATCCCAGTCCCATACATCTCCATAGGTCCAACCATAAACACTTCTCCGATATGCGTCGCGGATATTCCTATAGGCGCGGCGTACCCACTGCCAGGGGTGGGTTATGAGATATTTTTTACTATAGGGCATATACCATACAGAATACTTATTCATAAATGAAATTACACTCCTATTTCTTTCTACACTTAATTATAATATAATTTTGAAAAAATGTCAAATTTTTTGACACCAAATTTTTCCTGGCCTGGCTCGAAATTTATCACCTTATATCAATACACATTATTTTAAGCCTGATAAAATACTTAACTAAAACCCAAAAAATTTGGCCCGTGAATAACTAAATTTTTTGACATCAGGTGTCAAATTTTTTGACACATGGTGTCAAATTATTTGGCTAAAATTTCAAATTTTTTGACACAAGTGTCAAATTTTTTGACAGAGGTGTCAAATTTTTTATAAAGTAATAATAATATATAATAATATATAATAATATAATAATAATATAAATAATAATA